GACGAATTCCTCCTGGTTCACCAGTACCATACTTTTTAGGATCTATTGTATCCCAATCCCTACCGCCATGAAAAAAATACATCGGATTTGGAGCAAAACTTTCAAAAAATTGTTTAAATGTTTTCATTTAAAACTCCGCTTTCAACTATTTATATGAAAAAGGGGAGCCGAAGCTCCCCTTAGTAGTTCGGTTAACCCGAATCTTATTACATCAAATTATTGACGATAATACGACGATAGTACTTGTTAGTATTGATAGTGTTAGTACGACCAGAACCAACGTCAGCGCCTTCAGCAAATGGGTTTGCTACCATACCGTAACGAGTCTTAAAGCCAATCTTTGGCTGGAATGTAGACTGGTCAACAGCACGAACCATCTGTAGAGGAACGTATGGGCAGTAGAACAAGCCAGCGTCAAAGGCAGAAGAACCCTTGTAGCCAACTGTTAGATAGTTACCACCGATTGCGTATGGGTCAATGTAAACACGTAGACGACCATTTAGAACACCAGCGAAGGTGCTACCAGTATCGTCAACCTGTAGGTTGTTTGCGTTAAGAGCAGGAGCGTAGTCAAGAACACCAGCCATCTGTAGAGCGGAAGCAACGTCCGAAGAACAGATAACAATGTTACCCTTACCACGACGAGTCTGCTTAGCGATCTGGTTAGCTTCGCGTTCTAGCTGGAACATCAAGCCCTTGAACTTTTCAACTGACCAACGACCGTTTGAGTCAGTGTCAAGATCGAATACACCAGCAGTAGTTGTATTTTCCTGAGCACCAGCAACAGCAGTGATGTTGATAGTACGAACAACTTCACGGTTGATTTCTGCAAGAATTTCTGTTGAAAGAATATTTGCAAGCTCAGTTTCTGCGTCTAGACCATGGATTGCCTTAAGATCCTGTGCAAGTTCCATAGTGTACTCAGCCTTTAGAGCACGAGTGTTAGCAGTTACAGTAACCTTTTCAATTGTGAAGGCCATCTGAGGGAAAGTGTTACCAGAATCAACACCAAGAGCTTCACCAGCAGAACGAGACATACCAGCACCAGTGTTATAGGTGTTAGTTGCTGTTAGAGGAGAAGTGTTAGTTGCGCCTGGGATAGTACCCTTTTGACCAAGACCGAAGTTGTTAGCGTCAACGCCAGTAAGACCACCAGCACCAGTGAAGGCAGTATTAACTTCGTTGTAGAATGTTTCGCCACCAGTCTGGTTTGCATAGCGTGAACGCATAGCGAAAATAAGACCAGTTGGACCAGTCATTGGCTGAACGCCGCAGATGTCGTAAGCGATTAAGTTAGGCATAGCACGACGAACAAGTGAAATAAGCACTGGGTCGAATGTGTCGATACCACCAGCACCTGCAGTAGAGCTTGAAGAGCCCATGAAGTTTACTGGTAAAGATGAAGTTGTTTCTGTTAATGTCTGATAGCCACCATGAGCAGAAGATTCCATAAGAGCCTTCTCGGTGTTTTCAAGCATAACAGCAGTTACTGAACGGCGGTGCTGGTCCTTGATAACGCCAAGAGCGTCATGATCAAGAACTGGAGCCCACTTATTCTGAATTTCCTCAGCTAGATACATTTATTTTTCCTTTCTTAAAGAAATAAATTCTGAAATTATTTATATAATGTTACTTTTTAATGGTTCTAGCGATAGCCTGAACGTAACGATTAACCTGTGGGTCAATGTTTACGTTTTGTGAAATATCGCCTTCAAAGGTTTCTTCTTCAATATTAGAAGAATACGAAGTTGATTCGTTTCTAAAATAATTTTCCTTGATGATCTTTAGCTTCTTTTCAAAAGTTTCTAAATCTCCGTCAAATTCGATTCCTTCAGCTAAAGAAGCGAACTTTTCTTGCTGTGTTAAAGCAAGATCAGATGCAACTTCAACGAAAACTTTCTTAGCTGCTTCGGAAATAAGAACTTCGCGGAGCTGTGTGTTTTCGGTTAATGTTTCATCAAGTCTATTTTCTAAAATACTAACTTTATCAACCATTGCTTCTAATACATCAACTCTTTCTTCAGGAACAGAAATGTAATGTTCAGCAAATAGGTTCTTCAACCCTACCATAAATTCTTCCATAAGTTCATTACGGAGAGTTGATTCGATAGCAACTTCATTTTCAGTCATGAAGTTTTCAACTACATAATTCAAATAAGAATCTAGCTTATTTGTTAGTTCATCAGCTATATTAGCTACTTCTTCTTCAAGAACTTCTGCATACTGCTCTTCTAAACGAGCAGTTTCAGTTGCTAATTTAGCGTTCAATGCTGCTTCAAACAGAACAGCAGTTGATTCCTTAAATTCTTCAGATAGTTCATGACCGTTAAAAATAACATCAAGATCTTCTTTTACATTAGTTTTCATAGCTACAGTTGAACGGTTTTGTTCAGAGTTGTCACCAACGCCATATTCCTTGTTTGGACCGAACTGAGCCATAACTGCGTGGAAAAACTGAGTTAGGTCATGGATTGGCATTGAACCCATAGTGTTCATCATAGTGTCCATCATCTGAACCTTAGACATAGGGTCAGCATATTTAGAACCAGGCTTTAATGAGTCTGAAGCAAGAGTGTTTTCTTCAATTTCTTCATTTTCGAAATTGTCTTCAAGCTCATTAATATCTTTCTTATTAGCCATCAGAAAAGTCTCCTTTGTATTTTTTAATATTTATAATAATTTAGATTTTACAGCTAAAGAAGCTAGATAGTCTTCAAAAATTGACAAACGCTTTTCTTCTAGCTCATTTTTGTGCATTTTATGGATTGATTTACGGGTATCATAAAGCTTTTGTTCTAACCAAGTGTTTTGAACTGGATTATACACCCATTCAACTCCTTCCATAATACCTTTTACAAACGCTTGAGGCGCTGAAGGATCAGCTACTATATCAGCAGCTGTTGAAAGTCTTAAATCTTTTTGAACAATCATAGCCCCGTTTTCTTCTTTTAAAGAACCCATAGCTCTTGATGAAACGCCCAGCTGTCCGCCAGATTCCATAATACCACGAGCAATTTCGCCCATTGGTGTTTTAGAAAGTTTAGCTTTACCAAAAAAGTTTGGACCTTCTTTACGTAGTTCAGTAATGATATGAGAAACTCTATCTAAATTTATAGCTGGTCCAGAAGGATGACCTAATTCACCAAAAGCTCTGTTTTTATTGACAACTTCTCTTACATATCTACTAACTTCATTTTCCAAAACTTCTTCTGGATAAATTCTTCCGTTTTTATTTTTAATTCTTGATTGAAGAAATATACCTTCAATATAATAATCCTTTCCGCCAGATTCTTTAGCTTCGGATATTAATTGAACGTCTTCAACAAGTTCTGTAAAAAGTTTCATTTTAGTACCTATATGCTACCGGAGCTGCTAGTATTCCGGTTCCTTGTATTCTGTAAGTTGGTAGTTTTTCTATAATTAATTCAGAATTTGCTAAAATAGTAAATGAATAAGAATTAACAGAAGAATTTACTGAAACTGTAACATTAGCAATACCAGTTGTAGGATTAACTAATCTGACTAATGGAGTTTCATAAACCGTATTAGCTGTTGCGACTGATATTTCTGTATTAGAAAATCTATAAATCATTATACTCTTCCTGTATCTCCAACTTCGCCGCTTGGCATTCTTATAACTGTTTCGGCAGGAGCAGCTTGTTCGGTTTTAACATTTTTATTTTTTAGCTTATGACTAAAAACCATTTCTTGCTTTCTTAAATCAGAATCGAAAAGTTTTTCTTTTCTTTTGATTTCTACGTCTTTTTCTTTTTCTTTTTCTTTAGAAATTTCTGACGCCATTTTTTTACTAGCTTCTTCAGAACGAGTTGATTTTTTAGATCTTTGGTCTAAAAAAGATTCTTCTACTTTACTAGATTTTTCTGGATGCATTTTATACCAAGCAGCTAAAGCTCTTTCTTTACGCTTTTCTTTACTATCACCTTTAAATCTAGGATTTTCGGAATTTTCAAAATCGCTAATAATTTTTTTTAAAGGAGTTTTCTTAGTAAGTTTTTCTTGAAGATCTTTTTTTCTATCAGTAATTAACTGAAGACCTTCTTTTTTCTTTCCAGTAAATCTTGTTTCTTTATTTTGTGCTGATTCACTGTCTTCTTTTGGGCAAGCTTTTTTTCCATGAACTTCACATACGGTGCCAGCTTCAGACATATTACACTTGGCTTCAGAAAGTATAGTTTGTTCTTTAATATGAATTGTATGACCGTCTTCAGTTTTTTTAACGTGGAAATTTAACTTACCAATTTTTTGGCGGTGGTTAGCTAACTTTTTTTCAGAATAATTGTGCGTGCCACCAGCATTTTTAAGCTGATGATCTACAATAGTTGTTGAAGAAACATCATCAAAACCTCTAGTGTGAATTGAGGCTGTGCCATCATCATGATATTCTGGTTTTACAGTAGTTTTTTTCCACCCATTTGATAATTTTTTAGCGGCAGCATGCGCGGCGCTACTTTTATCATAGCCTTCGTCGAGTGTTTCTACTTCTTCATTCATTTCTGACATTAGATAATCGTGAGCAGTTGAGATATAATCTTCTGCTTTAGTGATCTTTGACTGAACCCACTCTGGCAAATCAGTGTCAGGCTTCATCATCTTCATTAAGTGCTCGGCATTACGGCAAATAGTTTTTAACTGAGTGATGGCCATATCGCCTTCATAACCATATTCTCTTTCGTCCTTGGCTTCTTGTAATTTAGCAGCTTGAGCTTTAACTCTTTTAATACGCTCTAAAGGAAGAATAACTTCTTCGCCTGACTCTTTCTTTATGTGAACTTTTTGGCCTCTGATTTTAGTTACCGTATGACGAGCAGGAGCTTTTGGGTTAGTAAGTCTAACTTTTTCGCCAACTTTAATGTGCATCAAATCAGCTTCGTCGAGTTCAACTTCTTCATTATTTACTTGATTAGTTTTGTTGTAAACTCTAATATCTTTTGGCTTTGGCTCATGACCATGACGCTTCATCTCAGCTTTTTTTACGTTAGCTGCTTGATAAACATCAGGACCGTTGCCAACACGATCATCAAATTTTTCTACTGAATGCTGCGCTATAAAATCTCTTGTGTCTTGCATTTTATCAGCATAATCTACTCCTGGATTATTGCCTGTGGTAAGCGCAGTTGTTGTTGATGATTTTTTACCTGAAATAACGTCGCTATAACTTTTTAAAATATCGT